ATGAAAAGAAAATTTAAATTTGGTGAGCTGGAGGTTTTAATTCCATATCAAAAAGAATTTTATTTGTATGAAAAAGAGATTAAATTATTGTATGAAAAAAATCAAGATAAAATAGCAGATACAAACTCTTTTGAATTTATTAGAGATAACACTTTTTTCTATCTATTTTTATTAAATAAAAAACCAATTGGTGCAATTTATTATTTTAAAGATGATGGAAAGATGTTCTTAAATGGATTTGCTATAAGAAAAAATTTAGAAGCAAACCTCGCTTGTCTTAAATGGTCAACAACATGGTTTAACTGTGACATTTATGCAGAAGCTCAAAATAGAGCATCTGCATATTGTCTTTTAAGGTGTGGTTTTAAGCGTATTAATTCGAAGCTTTTCTTGCTGAATCAACAACCGATTTTAAATCCTCAAAAATAGGGTCAATTCTTTTTAACGTAGCTTCATCTACATCTTCTTGACCTAAATAAGGGCTTAAAATATTTAAAAGTTCGTCTTTTTCTAATGCTTTATCTTCATCTATACATTCTTCTATGTATTTTCGAATTTCTATAGAATAATCTGCAACTTTTTCATTTAACTTAAACAATGGTAATTTTCTTAATAATCGTAATTGGAATTCTTCTCCAGTGTTCATTGGTGAAATATATCGATATTCAGAAGGATACCTTTTTACAAGGTTAAAGACTTCTAAATTATCAATCATTTCTTCAAAGCATAGTGAATAAACTCTTGAATCATTAGTTGCTTTATATAAAACATCGCCAAGTGCCTGTTCAATAGCTAAGAAAGTAAAAAGGTTTCCTTTATCGCGCATACCATTTCTTTGAATTGTCGCAATTTTTCCTCTTTCTTGAGCAGTTTTTCTTGGCTTACAAGCTACAGCTTCAAAGCTTTCTAGCTCACGAATTGATCCTGATCTAAGAGAATTATTTAATTCATATAAATATGCGCCTAATAATTCTTGTGGTATAAAATTATATTTTCTTATTATTTTGTTATTAATTACATTTATTTTTTCTTCTTTTTCTAAATCAGCTTTATCTTTTAATTTACAACTAAAATAGTGGTATAATTCGCTTGGCATATTATTTAAGAATTTCTCTAAAAATTTTGCCTTTGCTTCGATTGGTAGCTTGCTATCAAAAGAAAATATATGATTTATGCTTCTTCCATAGCTTTGAAGGTAGCTTTCTAACGCATCGTAAATAATTGGGTTACTAAATTGTTCTTTTGCGCTAAAGAAATTTGCAATTATATCGTGAATATTTTGAACAGGAGATTTGTAGTAACGATATAGGTCTTCTATTCTTTTATCATCAATTTTACGATTTTTAATAGGAATAATAAAAGCTCTTCCTGTTTTTTCTGATTCTAAGATGATTTCATCATAGCCTTTATCAACCTGATTTAATCCAGCTTTGCAGTCTGATTGAGACATTAAATAAACTCTTGGATCTTGTGTGCAATCGTATAAAATATCAGCTATGGACGCTTCAATTGCTCTATTCATAAGCTTAGCTTCATAAGGCTCAAATTTTTTGATTATTTCTAGGTTATTTTCGTCTTCTTTTGTAAGGATTTCATTTCTCAGTGCTTTTGCCCAGCTATTAGTTACGTTTTCTTCTAAATGATTATGAACAGTTTTAAAGAAATCTTTTAAATATAAAACAGGCAAGTGCTTATTATATTCCATACTAGCTTCGTTATAAGCATCAATAAAATCTTTCATATATTGAGGGTAAGAATTATATTCTTCATCAGATAGAATTTCTTTGTAATTTTTTACATATAACTCAATTTCAGATTTTCGTTTATCTCTTGCATTTAATATTTCTAGTTTTAATTCTTCAAATCTATCCTCTTTTTTTGCGAGGTTTACTTTTTCGTGAGCTTCTTTAATGGAAGTCCCTAATTTTGTTGCAAATTCTGGGTTTAATTCCCAAAAGTTTTTCATAACTTCTGACTGACGTGTATTGTATTCTTTTGTTCCATATAAGATATCAGAAGGTTTTTCAAAACTCTGTTTTTTTAGATATATTGAAAGTTTTATTAGGATTTCTGGGTTATTATTCCAAGCGTCAAACATTGCAAAACGTAGTTTTTCGCTTCCTGCTTGAAGTCTTGAAATGTATTCAACTTTTTCAGCAGTGCTCATTTCTTCCCATCTTTGAGCTCTGGTTTGTTGCTGTTTTACTGCTATTTCTCGTCTATCAGCTTCGCTCATTTTTTCTCTAGCAAGAGCAATGTTGTTTCTAAGCCAAAGCTTTAAGAGTTCATCTTCAACTTTTATTCCTGTACTAATGTGCTCTTTTCTAGGTGAACTAACTGTTTTATGTCCTGTTTTTTGTGCCTTATGGCTACTTTCTTTTTTCTCTGCTCTTTTATTTTCATCTTGTTTATAAAGTTTATAAAACTCTAATTCTGCATTCTGACCAGCTAAGATATCTAGTTTTGTTTCATGCGGAATATTGTCCCACCATTGTGTTGTAGCCAATACTAATTTTGTTGCACGTCTAAGTTTTTCATCGTCTGAAAGGCCCTCCCAAATGATTTGATGGGCAAGCTTGATAAGATCTCCTACTTCGTCAGAATACCCTTCTCGAGTGTATCTTAGAGATGTCATATATTCTTTTTCTGGCATTTTTATACCCAAAGCAGATAGGGTAGAATGTCTTATTGGTTGGCCTTCTGGCTCGCTTTCATAATAAAAATTTAGGAAATCTTGATTTGCTTCTTTTTTGAAATCTTCGTTTATTTCATCTATGGTTTTGGAGTCTAACAATACTTTCTTTACAAGCCATATGCTTAGATTTTCGTTATTAACTAATGCATCTTTATTAAATAAATCTTTATATTGTCGATATGTTGATAAAATTCCTCGTCGTGAGTTTAATTCATCAACATCTTTGACATCTTGTACTAATTCCTCATCAGGAAATGCCTCTTTAAGCATAGCAACAGAGCTTATCCCTAATAGCCCAGCAAATGCAGCTTTGTTTGCATTAAGTGGAGTGAGCAATTCTTTATCTGGAAGGCTGTCAATGAAAGTTTTTAAAGTTTTTGGCATACGATGAGAATTAGCTTCATAAAACCTTTTCATGCCTTTATCAACTCTAGCTTGGAATGAAATATACTCATAAGAAGGAATACTTACATATCCGACACTTCCAGCTGTATCGTCTTTTATTGATTGGTTATTATTTAATTTTTTTTGAATTTGAAAATTTGAGATTTGTGATATTGGAGAAATGTTCATTTATTACCTCTTTTTAATTCTTTTTGATTTTAAAACTCGTAAAAATAAAAATTGCTACTATAATGGAGCTTTTTTGCTCAGAAAGGAAAAGTATGTCGTTTGATTACATTATTGAAAAAGACAATTCGTCTAAAACTCTAACTAAAGAACAAGAAAGTTTGCTTGTAAAAAATATTACATCAACTTTTAAATCTCTTAATTCTCAAAGAAGCTCTAATTTAGAGATGGCTTCAAAACTTGCTAATGAAATCTTTTTTAAAAATGATTTTAAATCCCTTAGTGATAAAACAAAGAAATGGAAAGCTAAGGTAAAAATGTGTAAAACTTTTATGTTTTATCAAACTTTGAAAGCTTTTATATGGAGAAATACTTATGCGAATGTTAATTCTATGTTCGACGTATCTGGAGAAAACCACGATTCCAACAATATGTCGAACAAGCAAAAAGCAATGTTGGTTGATATCTTTGAAAAAATGGATTACCAAAAAACTTGCGACAAGGTTATTGATAACGCTTTACTTTTTGGAGAATTAATTTCCTTTACTGCTTGGAAAAAGAATTATGAAGAATATAGAAGGCCTGTTGAATTTTTTCAAAATATATTTTCACAAGATTTTATAAAGCTTCCAAAAGTTTTAGAAGCTATAAAGCAAGGCAAAAATTATTGGACAGATTTAAAGAAAATTTACGATAACCCATACGTTTACCCTGTTAATCCTGCAGATTTGGTTTTTGATATCTCTCAAATGGATAATTGGGATTCGTGTCCAAAAATTTATAGAGTCTACAAAACGCCATCTGATATTGTTAATAACCAATATTACAAATTATCAGATGAAGAAAAAGAAGATATCCTGAAAATGGTATCTTCTAAAAATGAAAAAATATCATCTTCTAATTTCGAAAAAAGTGATGTTGTAAACGGATCAACTGTTGAAGTCTTAGAACATTGGGGTGATTTAAAGCTACCTACTGGTGAAATCCTTAAGAACTGGCATGCAGTTGTTGTAGGTGGAAAATATTTAGTCGAGTTTGGTAAAAATGAGCGTATAATTAATCCGTTTTCTTATGGCTCATTTATTACAGATCCAGAAACTAAGCGAGGAATTAGCCCGCTTTATTGTGTTCTTTCTTTAGCTCATCTTCAAGAAGATTTGCTGAATAGAACTTGTAATCTTCAATCTTTGAATGAAAATCCTCCTCTTTTAGCTCCAGAAGGATTTTTTGACGAAGACGAAATCGAGCTATATCCAGGTAAAATTATTGAATATGGTGATAATTTAACTCCTACGGCAGCTTTCCAACAATTAAACTTCAATCCAACTATTTTCTTGAACGACATCACATTCTTAAATGATTTAATGGCGGAAGTCTCTGGTATTTTCCCTAATATGATTGGAGCTGTAGAAGCAACTACAGCAAAGACTGCAACGGAAATTAATACAAAATCACAAGGACAAATGACAAGATTGTCAATGCTTATAGATACAATTAATCAAGATTTTATCTTACCGAATGTCAAAAAAGTTGCTAAACTTTGTGCCGATTTTAAAACCGGAATAGAAACGGTTTTTGTGAATAAAGAAAATCAGCCAGAAATAATTGAAGTTGATGATTTTACAAGGCAGGCTGAATATAAATACACATATTCTGATAGAAGCAATACAACTCTAAAATCAGAACAAGCTGATATGCTAGTTCAAGCTGTTGAAAGATTTAAAGCCGCAGGATTGGAGGTTAACTTATCAGAAATTTTTGTTTGGTATTTTGAACAAAAAGGTGTTGAAAATGCTGAACGTTTTTTAGGTGCAGGATTAAATAATAATGCTGATATTAGTGGTTTATTAGCGCAAATGGCTAATAATATTCAAAAATAGTTAAAAATATTTCAGAAAGGATTATTTATGGAAGAAAATTCAATTATTACAAACAATTCTGAAAACATTTCATTAGAGCCGTTGAATAACGATAACTCTCAAAATGTTCAAGATGTTGAGTCAACATTGGATGAAGGACAATCACAAGACCCTTCAAACGAACTTATTTTAGGTAAATTCAAAACTGTTGAGGACCTATCAAAGGCTTATTCTGAGCTTCAACGTCATCAGGGACAAAGCTCAAAAGAGTTGGGCGAATTAAGACGTGAAAATCAATCAATTAACGGGTTTAAAGAGAATTTAGAAAGTCTTATTGAATTACAAAACTCTATACAAGAAGTCTTAGTCGCTGATAAAGATAAATACAATCAGCCAGAATATTTTCAAGAGCCTACTTTTAGAGAACTTTATAAAGAAGCATTTATGGCACTTCAAGGGAATTTAGATACAGATAAGTTTGTTAACCTTCTTGAAGGATATGTCCAATCAAGGGTAAACGCTTACGAAAAATCTAAGTCTGCAGAAAGTGAAACTCAAAAAGTTTTGGAATCAATGACTTATGAAAAGAACTCAAAATCAACATTTACTCCACCTAAAAAAAGTTTTGATGAAATGACTCCTCAAGAAGTCGATGAATTGTTAGAAAGGCTAATTTAGGGAATATAGAAGACTTTTCTTCTATTTGTTTATTAAAAAAAGAAAGGAAAAAATTATGACATCAACAAAGCAAATGATTGTTCAAGCTTTTTCAAAAGCATTTAACAAATATTTCTATAATGAGTTAGTTGTTGGTAAGCTAGCTCATTCTGAATTAAAAAGTTCAATAAATAAAGGTGATGAAGTCGATATTACAATGCCTGGCATGGTAAGACTTTTTGACTATGATGGAGGCGATTTGCCAACTGCAGAAACAGCTACAATTTCTACTTGTAAAGTTAAAATTGATAGAGGAAAAGCATTCCATTTCGAACTATCAGAAATGGAAGAAAAAATGCTTGAAGCTAAAAAAGAAGACCCTGATAATATGGTTACTCTTGCTAAAGATTATACAGCAGATGCAATTAAGCAATTCGCAGCAGCTGTTGACTCTGCTTATGCAGATTTATATACTCGTGCAGGTCATTATCTTGATGATAACGGAAGCGCAATTACTTTAACTCCACAAATTGCTAAAGATATTTTTGCTTATATGCAAGCAAAATTTCAAAGAGGTGACGGAAAAGGTCATACAAATTGGGTCGATGGCTCAATGGTTTGTGTTATCCCTCCTGAATACCAATTCTATTTAGGTAAATTAGATGAATTAAAATATACAGAATCTGGTAAAGGTGAAATCGCAAAAGGTTATATCGGTAATCTTTGTGGTTGGGAAATTTTGGTTTCTAACAACATTGCTCAACCAGAAGATGGTGTATTCTATCCTCTTTTCGGTGTTAAAGATAAAACTCTTGCTGGTGGTGTTTCTTCTGATTTGAACACTATCTATTACACTCCTGAAAAGAACTTCAATACTTGCTACAAAGGATATGGATTATACGGAGTTGGAGCTCCACGTGCTGATATGTTAGGTACTGTAAAAATTTCTGCACCTTTAACAGTAAGTGCTTAATTTTATGAATGTTTAGTTTAGTAGGTCAGAGCTATATCTGACATAAAAATGAAAGGAAAAAATATGGCTAGAGATATAATTAATGTTCAATACCCAACTTTAGATCATACAGAATCTGTTGCAAATATTTGTATTGAAAAAACAGAAGTTACTCCTGAAAACGGAATAACAATTGAAGAAGCTTTTTCTAACAAAAATAATTCTTTATTTATTGTTATTGAAAATACAGCTTCTGAATCACTTTTAACAGTTAAAGCTGGTGATGCATATCCAAACTCAATGTTAGGTGATATCGTAATTGAATTACCTGCTGGCACTTCAGCTATCCAAATGCAAGATTTGTCTAGATTTGAAAAAGCTGATGGCTCAATTGATTTAGACTTTGCAGAAGGCTTTACTGGGGCAGTTTATGCAGTTGCTAAATGGGCTGGCGTTAGAGCTGTAGAAGCTTAATAAATCACTCTCCCTCTCCCCTTTGTGGGAGAGGGCCGGAGTGACGGGTATTCAATATTTTAGTTGGAGGATTATAAATGTATAAAATAAAATATATACCAACAAACCACATTTTTGAGCTCCCTGATATTACAGCCGAAGATTTGAAACAAAGATTCCCTAATGATTACAAAATTTTAGAAAAAAATGGGAAAAAATATCGAGATAAAATGCCTAAAAAAGAAGTAGTTATTGAAGGGTCTATTCGAAGCAAGGTCGTTGAGGTGTAATATGAAAACTTGTCAACAATTTTTAGACGATTTAGCTACTCGTGAATCCGGTGGGAATTATAAAATAGTTAATAAATATGGATATTTGGGTAAATATCAAATGGGTGAAATGGCCTTAATTGATTGTGGATATTATAAAAAAACTAATAAAAAATATAATAATGATTGGAGTGGAGAGTTTTTAGGCAAAGATAGTGTCTGTTCAGTTAAAGATTTTTTAAATAATCCAAATGCACAAGAAAATGCGCAAGTCTTTTTTATGAAAAAACAGTGGAAATATTTGAAAGCTTTTGGAGCTCATCGTTATGTCGGAGAAATTATTAATGATTACGAAATCACTGAATCAGGCCTTCTTGCTGGTGCGCATTTGAAGGGAGTTGGTGCAGTGATTGAATATTTAAAATCTAATGGAAAAAATATTCCCAAAGATGCTTTTGGAACTTCTATAGAAAGTTATATGAAAAATTTCGCAAATTATGACGTAAGTCAAATAATTAGTTAATAAAGGAGGTATTTATGACGCTAACACTTTTAGACCTATACAACACTACTGCTTCGCAAGAATGGGCTATGTATGATAATGATGCTGTATCTGATGCTGAATTTGAAGAATCTCTGGTTTTAGCTTTAAATAAGTCAATTCTTGAAATTTATACATCTTATGAATTCCCTTTTAGAGATAGAACTCATTTAATTTTAACTGTGCCTAAAATCGCAACTTATAGTGCGCCTAATGGGCTTATTAAAAGAGATCGAAATGGAAAATATTTGGTTAGATATAATTCTAATTTGCTAAAATTTATTGAAAATTCTACAGAATTAGAAGCAGAGTTTGGTACTCCAGAGTACTTCTATATAAAAAACAATAATTTAGTCTTATATCCAATTCCTCTTGAAAAAGGTATTGTAACTGTTGATTATTCGACATTGGCAATTGGTGAAAATGAAAATGGTGAAGAAATATTCTCTTTAAAAAATGATACTGATGTTCTAACTGTGCCAGCTTATTTAGAAGAATTAGTTAAGGAAGCTATTATCACAAGAACTATGCTAAATACCATTGCATCCGAAACAGACGAAAATTATTCTGCATATGCAAAACAAGCAGATCGTGCTTATAGGCTATTGATTAAATACTCAAAGGGGGTGGGGCAAGATAAAAAAATTAAGCTATAAAAGAAAAAGCCCTCAAAAGAGAGCAAAAATTTTTGTAAGATGTAAGATAGTTATATAAGAGAGTTGTTGGAGTGAGGGTGGGGAGCCCTCGAATTATTAAAATTTATGCGATGAAGTTGTTACCAAATCTGTTAGCACCGTAGAAGAAAGATTCTTGCATAACTTGTTTAAGGTTTCTTTTTCTTCTAATAGTATTACCGATAGTAGTATTTTCGATTTCTTCAACAGATTTTTTATATTGAGATGAAACAAGTGATGTCATGTATTGAGAGATAATAGCTTGGTTATTGTTTTCTTCAACAACTTCAGTGTTGTTTTCGAATAAGTTTAAGAATTCATTTATTTGATTAAGTTCTTCATTGTTTATTGTTTGAGTAACGAATAACATCTTTTTAGCTCCTTGTTTATCTCTCTTGTATATATAAAGTATTTATAAAATAAAAAATTGCCTTTTTTGATGCGTTTTGTTAAGAAATGTAACGTTTTAAGGGAAAATGATTAAAAATTTACATAAAAGTTAAAGAAAGGAGGTATTTATGCAGAAAACATCTTTGATTTGTAATAATTTTTCTGGGATAAATCGAAGTTCTTCGGTATTTGATAGCTCTGTAATTACGGCATTTGATTTGCAGAATGTAGAACTTTTTTCTACGGAGACAAATTCGGGTGTTGGAATAAGAACGGTAAATGGAAACATTTCGATTTGTGATTTGATTCCAGAAGGTGAGATTGTTATAAATATTTTTCAAAGTGTGCAGAAAAGATTAACATACTTTTTTGTACATACTGAAAATAAAGTTGAAGGAAAAGTTTATTTATTTAATCCGACTACAGGTGAGTTGATAGAAAAAATTAATAAATTAACTTTAACAGGCAAATCTACTGCTACTGATGTGGCTCAAGGTTGGTCTGATTTATGGGTATTTTCAAATTCAGAAGAAATTTATTCTATTGAGCTTGAAAACTATGATGAAGAAGGGAATCTTGATGAAATAAAGAAGATGGATTTAGTTGACCCTGAGGGTAGAGTAGTAAAAGGATTGGGTCTTGTTGTATTTGCTGGCAGGCTATGGGTGTTTGATAATCAAGTCCTTTGGTATTCTGTTCAAGAAAATATTTTCGATTTTTCGACAACAGAAGATGGTATCAAGACTTCTGCTGGGTATATTGAGTTTGTTAAAAATATAACAGCTATTTATCCATATTTAGGAGTGTTGGCTGTTTTTCATTCAAATTCATCTTGCATGATAGCTTTAGATGAAAGTGAGTATAGTTTTTATAAGACTTATGATTCACCAGGAGGTTGCGCTGGACCTGACGCATTAGCTTTTCACGGGACGCAATTGTATTTTTATGATGATACAAAAAAAGGAGTTTTCTTTTTTTCTCAGATAGTAAATGGTGATAAAACATTAGGTGAAAATATCGCTTTAAATATTCAAGATGAATTATTTTCTATATCTCCGTCTGATGTTGAAAAAGTGAAAGTTCTTTCTGTAGTAACTTCAGAAAGAAATGAAATTTGGTTTCTTTTACCTAATAGTGCTGAAAATTATTCAACTATTATGATTTACGATTATATCCATAAATCTTGGGTTAAAAGAAAATCTCAAAAATTAAATGCTATCAGAATTATTAATAATAAATTATATTCAGCTGGTAAAAAAATATACGAAGAATATTCTTCATCAGAATTTGATGGCGAATTTATTGAGTCTTATTATAAATGTGCTCCATTGAATTTGGGAGTTGAAAATTCTTTAAAAATACTTGCATATCCGCCTAAGATTACGATGGATATGCATTTTTCTAACGATTTTTATATTGAATATATAAAAGACTACAATTCTTTAACAACTAAAATTCGTCGCATTGTATCTAAAACATTGAAAAATGTTTTGTATTTTGATGAAGGTTTTTGGGATTTAAATTCATTTCCATATGAAAAAATTAATTCTATAAAGCGTTTACCTTCGGCATATTTCAAAACTCTTCAGATGAGTTTTTATACCAAGGAATTAGGACAAAATTTTTGTATAAATAGCATTGAATTTGGGAAAATTAAAGTGAAATTATAATTGAGTATTAGCTCAGAAAGGAATTTTATGGGAAAAAAGTCTAAAAAAACTACAGTTACAAATTCTTCTTCTGCTACTGCTTATGGTGATACTAAGACGATAAATCCTTATGTAAGTAGCCAGACTAATAATAGTGGTACAACAACTGTTTTTAATAAAGATACTGCATTTGATACAATTAATAAATTTGTAAATGCAAATATGGGTAACTTATTAGATTCATATTTAAATCCGACACTTGATACAGTCACAAATCAAGCGAAGATGAGTTCTTTTATTGACAATTTAAATGCAAATACAACAAAAAACGTTGAAAATAATATTGTAAATCCTCTTTCAAATCGTAACATGATACGTTCTTCACAAGCTAGCAATTTGTATAATTCATTAGCTCAAAATAATTCATCAGCAGTTGCAGATTATTCAAAAGAATTATTAGCTAATTCTCAATCAGAAACAGGTGATATGCTAAGCAGGCTATTGTTGGCTTATATGAATGGTTATTCTGTTTTATCAGATACCCAAAAGCAATCTTTGTTGGCAAGTCAGGGTAATGCAACAAAAAATGGAACAAATACGGTTACAGCTGATGATAGTTCTGCAATGATGCAACTTGCTATGCAAATGGCTATGTTGGCATCTTCTTTATAGATAGGTGGTTAAAATGGAAAAATATATTTATAAATATCTACCTATTTGTGTTGTTATTGTTGCATTAATTTTTCAATATAATTTGTTTGTTACTCCAGAACAGTTAGAAGTTAAACATAGAGAAATTTTGAGTGATATGGCTATGACTTATACAACAAAGGAGCAATATCACGATTTGAAAGAACAATTAAATTCTATGCAGAAAAAGATTGATAAAATTTATGAAGTTTTAATTACGGAAGGAGGAAATAAAAATGGCATTAATTAATATAGAATATGGCAGTTTAGCTAGTTCAGATATTATGAATAAAAATTTTTTATACCTAGATGATAAAATAGCTGATAACAATAACACTGTTTCAACAAGCATATCTTCGATATTATCGAATATAGCAACTATTAACACTCGTTTAAATGATTTGGCAGAGTCTTTATCAGATTACGTTGAACAGTTTACCAGTAGCTTAGAAGAATATAAAACAAAGACAAAATTATTAGTGCAAAAATCTCTTATGGTGCCAAATTGGACAGGTTGTAGTGTGCTTACGGATTTAACAAATTATACTGCTCCTTCAAATGGGTTTTTACTATTATCAACCATTAATACATCAGAGGGAATAATAAATATAAATGGTGTTGATGTGTCATTGAAAAAGAGATGGAGTTCATATGAAAATTGTACTTTAGCAGTAGCTTTACCAGTTAAAAAGGATGATCTTGTTAAAACTAGTGTTTCATTTTATCAAGCGTTTTTTATTCCAGTATCTGAAATAAGTGTTGAAGATTTTTAATTTATGAAAGGATTTTACTATGAGCTTAATTATAGATGATGATGGAACAATGTATTTGTATCAAGGAGATAGCGGTGAAGTGGTTGTATATGGGCTTGATCCTGAAAAAAAATACACTGTTTATTTTGCAATTCAAGATAAAAATAGAAAACTGATTGGTGAAGAACTGCAAGTCGGCGTAAATAATTCTGATACTGTAACATTCATTCTTACATCAGAATATACGGATTTACTTGAAGTGTCTAAACAAAAACCTTTTGAAATTTATTTTTATGGAATTAAGGCTTGTGAAGATGGTACTTCAAGGGAAGATACTCTTTTTGTAACTGGAAATACTTATGGAGATTTAAATCAAATAATTGTATTCCCAAGAAAGGTTAACGGTGCTTTAAATGGTTAAAAACGGAATGAATAATTATACTTTTGGGATAAAGGCATCTAGCAATGATACTCAGCGTATTATTTCTGTAACCAATAATAGAGCTCAATATTTTGCTGATTTAGCACAAAAATATAGAGATGAAGCTAAACAGCATAGAGATAATGCTAAATTATATGCAGAGCAAAATTCAGATGTTACGCTTGAGCAAATTAATAATTTGAAAAGCGAGTTATTACGTGAGATAGCTAAAAAACAGGATTTAGGCGATTATGCTCTAAATTCAGATATCCCTTTGAATGTAAGTGAATTAAATAATGATTCAGAGTATGTGGATAAAAACGAACTTAATTTAGCGATTTCAGAAGTGGAACTTCCTCCTCAAGAAAATTGTGCGGGAAAAGTTTTAATGTCTGATGGAGAAAATGAAAAATGGGTTGGCATAAACTCTTTTGAGCTCTTTGATACTAAAATTACAGATTGTCTTTTAGAAGGAGAAAAAAGCTTAGGTTGGGCTTTGCAAGGTACTTATGTAAGCAAATCTATCTATCCAGATTTTTATAATAAAGTAATCGAAGAAAAAGAAGCTAGTACAGCTTCAGAAATGACATTGGCGGGCTCAAATATTTTAATATACATTAACTCTAATGGACATCAATATTATGATATTTCTGATAAAGAAATTGTAGATAATTTCTATCTTGCAATGGGCTCTGCGTGGTTTTATGGTGTAGATGCAGAAAACGAAAGAATATTTTTACCTCGTCAAAATTTCTTGAATTTAACCGATAAGACTATTTTGCCAGTAGCTGGTAATGGTATGACTTTGGGTTTAGATGATGGCTCTGGTGTTAATAAAACTCTCGGTAGTTGTGTTTACAATAATGGAAGCCATACATTTACTTCAACGGCAGGATATGGTTTGCCTGTTGGTACAGCAACTCCTTATTCATCTTGGTATTCTTACTATACAGCTATTGGTGTAACTAGTGATTCAACAAAGTCAGGTATTGAATCTAAATTGGCAGATTTTAAAGATGAAAGCAAATATCTTTATATTTGTGTAGGTAATACAACTGTCAATGAAGCACTTGTTGATGTTGGTAATTTGTCGAGCGATTTGCAGTATAAGGCTGATTGTGATTTGTCTAATTGCACAAAACCTTATATTACTGAAACTTACCAAAATGGAACATCTTGGTACCGTATTTATTCTGATGGTTGGTGTGAACAAGGTGGCTTAGCTTCTCATTCTGCGGATGTGGATATAACGATCACATTCCTAAAATCTTTTAAAGATATTAATTACACCTTGCTTGTAACAACATTATCAGCATCGAGCTATGCTTATAACGAAATAGCTCACGTTGGTGCAAGGACAAAAACCGCTACAAATTTTGTAACTCGTGTTAATGGTGCTTTAGGTTTGAATAAGAGTTGGTATGCTTGCGGTTATTTATTTTAATAATTGAAAATGAAATACACAGTCGAAATGAGGAATTGAAATGAAAAAAATAGCAGAAATTATCAAGCCTTATTCAGAAAAAGATAAGGTTGATTTTATATTTAAGTATAATCATCAAATGAGATGTTTGATTAATGAATCCGAGCTAGGTCTTGAAGCTTTGCAGTTAACAGACGAGGAGCAACAACAATTGATGGATTTTAATATTAAAAAGTTAAAATTAACAAAACGAGAAGTTTTTCTCGCTTTGTACAAAGATTCGGGTATAACACCTGAGGTTATAAAAAATGCAATATCTGATCCAACTGCTTTGATTGAGTTTGAATATGCAAATGATTATTATAGAGGAAATCCTTTAATAGATATGATAGGTGAATCTCTTGGCTATTCAAAAGAGGACTTAGATTATTTGTTTATGAATAAAACTTTACCTCCAAAAGAGGAGGATGCCAATGTTTGAATGGTATAGTAATAAACTTACTGTGGTTTGTTTTGATATTTATCCCAAAATTGGGATTAGATATATATTACCTTCTCAAACAAAAGAAAAGAAAAAATCAATAAAAAAATATCCTTTTATAAATAAAAAATCTTTAAAAGTTCAATTAGAAGATTTGAAAAAGGATAAAATTTATAAATTTGAAATACCAAAATATTATTGTTTTGACGGGGCTTCAGTGCCCCGTTTTTTTTGGAGGGTAATTGGATCTAATACAGATAATAAATTTTTGGTAGCTGCTCTAATTCATGATGTTCTGTGTGAAAATCATCATTATGTTGATAATGATAGAAAGTTTTCATCAGAAGTCTTTAATGCTCTTTTAGAAGCAAGTGATGTTAATCCTTTCAAACGTTTTTGCATGAAAAATTCAGTAGATTTTTATCAGAGATTTTGTAATTGGGAGGAATAAAAATGGCAAAATATAAGTTATTGGATAAACAAAAAGAATTTATTGAAATCCCTCATTCAAATTCTTTAGATGTTGCGATTTATCAAGGTGGATATGGAAGTGGAAAAACTTGGTGTGGCTCGCTTTTAGGAATTTTATTAGCTAAAAAATATCCCGGCTCAAGAGGTTTAGTTGGTGCAAAAGAGTATGAATTAGTTAGAAAAACAACGCTGGTAAGCTACTTAGATCACCTCGAGATGCTTGGCTTTATTGAGGATAAGGATTATACGTATAACAAAGTTGATAAAATAATACATTTTTCAAACGGCTCTGAAATACTATTTGCAGCATTAGAAGATCCAGAAAAATTTAAATCCCTAAATTTACATTGGGCGGAAATTGAGGAAGCTTCGCAAATTAGCGACTCTTCGTTTAAACAACTTTTAGGAAGGTTGAGAAATACTTATAGAGGTAAAAATTGGGTAGATTTTCGTTATAGATTGTTCGGTCATACAAACCCACAGGCTGATAAAGGTTGGATATGGAGGAGGTTTGTAGAAAAGGCTAAAGAAAATTATCGGCTTATTATTGCGCCAACTACTAATAATATTTATTTACCGCCTCATTTTATTCAATCCATGAAAGAAAGCTTTGATGAAGAGTATTATAAAATTAATGTTTTAGGTGAATTTGGTGATTATTCTTCTGGACTTGTAGTAAAAGGGTTTGATGAAGAAAACAAATTAAAGCTTAAATATAATCCAAACTTACCTCTGCATCTGACTTGCGATTTCAACGTAGATCCTATGTGCTGGGCTTTAGCGCATAAAGATGATAACGATGTATATTTCTTTGATGAAATTGTTATTGAAAAGACAACTACACAACAGTGTATCGATGAGTTTTTGAGAAGATATCCAAAGCATAAATCAGAAATTATAATTAATGGTGATGCTTCGGGTGACAATAGAAGCACGCAAAGCGAATATACAAATTATGCGATTATAAAAAATGCTTTATTAGATTATGGATATAAAAATATTAAATTTAGATTGAGGGATTATAATCCACCAATCTTAAATCGAATTTCAGCGTTTAATGCAAGGGTAAAAAATTCAAAAGGCGAAAGGCATTTATTTATTGATCCTAGAAAATGTAAATGGATACTTTATAACATTTATAATTTATCTTTTAAAGAAGGAACAAGCATTGTAGATGTTCCAACACATACTCAAATAAAATCAAGTAGAGATGCAAAATTTTTAGAACACCCTTTTGATGCAATAAGCTATTTAGTTGAATACTATTGGAGATTGAAATAAATTCAAAAAGCGGACTGGTTTTTAGAAAAACTAGTCCGCTTTTTTTATATGCTACAATAATGCTATGAAACGACTTTCGGATTTTGAAAAACAGATACATAAATGTTCTAAATGTGGATTGTGTCAAGCTGAGTGTCCTGTATATCAAGTTACTGGCAATGATTGTACAGTATCAAGAGGGCAATTCGTAATGCTGAAAGCTGTTTTGGATGGCGATTTAAAGATGAGCAAAACCATTAATCGCTACCTCGATTTATGCTTGAAATGTGGTAAATGCTCTAAATTTTGTCCTTCTGGCATTGATGTTGTCGATGTTGTAATAGCAGGTAAATCAGAATACTTTAAAAAACATCCATTTGAAAAGATTAAGACTTTTTTTCAAAAATATTTCATTTTTGGCCTGATTCCAAGGGTAGTAAGGACTTTTATTAGGCCAACTAAATCTCAAAAGTTTGATAAAAAAGTGCTTTATTTTGGTGGATGTGGAAGTAAATTAAAAGGTGATAAAGCTGTTGTAAAACTAATGAACTCAATTGGAGTTGAAGTGATTAACCCTAAATTCCATTGCTGTGGAATACCTTATTTTGTAAGAGGAGATTTGAAAGAATTTAATAATTCTATAAAGAGTTATCTTGAAATTATAAAAAAATATGATATAAATGAAGTTCTTACAACTTGTGCAAGCTGTGAAAAGTCTCTAAAAGATTTTTTTAAATGGATGGAAGTAGATATTTCTGATGAAGATTTTGAACTGCTTAAGAAAGTTAAAGTTAAAAATATTTATGAATATTTGCGAGAAAATGATGTTAAATTAGCTTTGAAAAAAACTACTAAAGTAACTTATCATAAGCCTTGTAATATTGATAACTTTGAAGATATTGAATGGTTATTGAAGAATACTGAAAATCTTGAATATGTTGAAATGAATGGTTTTGATGAATGCTGTGGTTTAAACGGCCTCTCAAAAATAAGTGAATTCAAGATAATGAAAAAAGTTTTTAATAAAAAAAGGGAAAATATAATAAATACCAATGCCAAGTATGTTTTAACATCTTGCCTAGGATGTGAAATCGCTCTTAAATTATATTCTTTCGGCCAATATGAAGTTAGAGATTTAGTTGAATTAATAGCTGATAGGCTATAATTTTATAGACCATATGGTCAATATGAATTTCAACCTCTTGATTGATGTCATAGGCATGCCGAACTTGTACTATATAGACAAGGGAGAGAGAGTATTTATGAAAAGAGTATTGTTGTTATTAGCAATGTTGTTCACTACCTCAAGCGTATTGGCTAGTGATAATGTTTTGCAGTCTATCGAAATTGAGCCGGTTAAAGATACTTATAATATAGTTTTGGTTTCAGATAAAGCAGTTGATGTTAAAAAGACAGTTCAAGCTTCTAATAAAATAACATTAACTATGAAAGATATTAGACCATCAAAAACGCTGAACACAATTTATAATAATGTATCAAACGTAGATACAGTTATGGTTGAGCCTCAAGGTAATGGGATAAGTATATTTTTCCAAGCTGATAACGCTTCTGCGTCAACAATAACTTTTGATGCATTAATAGCTTCTGCTCCTACAGTTAAGACTGCAACTAGAAGCTTAAAATTAAATAACCCAATTGAAAGCTATGCTCCAATTTATAATGAAACATTTGAAGATGCAAAAACATCATCATTATACGATAGATTGAAATCATCATCTATGGTTGCAGATATAAGAAATTCTATTGATGAAGATACAGCATCAAACGCATTGAATAAAACAATTTCATTTGGCTTAGTGGGATTATTATTATTCTCAGTAGTAAGATTATTTAAACGTAGAGAGCCTGATATGAAGATTGGCTTGACACAATCTCTTAATGAAAGAGAAGTTAATATGTACCGTGGAGCTCAACCTTTGGCACAATCTTATGTTCCAGAAAAACCATTTACAACAGTTAATTATGGAATAAATGCATATCAAAGAGAAAATCGTAATCCTTATGAATCAGTTCCAAGCCAAATCCATAATCCAAGATTAAGAAACTATGTTAATCCACCTGTAGAAAATATGCCTACGCAAACAATAAGTAGGCCAGTGCAACCAGCAGTTGCAACTATTGCTCAGCCACAGGTGAAAAAAATGACAACTCCTGTGAATACAGCACCAGTAAATCAATCCAATCCAAATATTGATAATTTAAAATTCTTAGAGTCAATGACAGCGATTTATGAAAAAAGTGGGCGTCATGATCTAGCAAGAGGATTGAAAGCAAGCTTAAACAAAAACAATTTAAAATAA